GTAAAGCTGCATGATGATGAGATAAACGGCGCATTTATCCCTAAACACCGTTTTGACGAAGTCAACAACGCCAAAAAAGCATTGGAAGATACCGTCAAGGAGCGTGATAAGCAGCTTGAAACACTAAAGAAGTCTGATGCAGATGTGGACGCACTAAAGCAGCAGATAGCCGATTTGCAGACTGAAAACAAAAAGGCTGCCGATGAGCACAAGGCTGAAATGGTAAAGCTGCGCATGGACGGCGTGATCGAGAGCTCGCTTATCTCCGCAGGGGCTAAGAACGTCAAGGCTATCCGTGCGCTGTTTGACGAAAGTAACTTTAAGTTACAGAAAGATGGTACTGTATTCGGACTGAAAGAGGCTCTGTCAGCCGTTCAGAAGTCAGACCCTTACCTCTTTGAGGCAAAGGAAACAAAGTCCGAGCCAAAGGGCATGACAGGCTATGAACCGAAAGGCGACGAGGGCAGAGCAGGCGGTACGGCACAACCTTCTACCTATGCACAGTGGTGCGAACACTTCCCAAACAACAATTAAAACGAAAGGAATGATTATTTATGCCGAGATTTGATTCAAAAGCATTCAACCCCCAGGCGTTCGGGGCATATGTGAACGCTATCCCCAACCCAAAAAAGGCAGAACTCGCTAAGTCCGGAGCTGTGGGAACGAATGAGAACGCAAGAAACGCTCTCAGCACACAGACAGGTTCTCTTTATGCAAAGATACCTTATTTCGGACGTATTTCGGGCAGCACTTCCCAGAACAATGACGGCAGCACAAACATTCAGTCAACAAACACAACTACATATGAACAGGGCTTTGTGACTGCATCGAGAATGGACAGCTGGACAGAACGCTCTTTCTCCAAAAACATCACAGCAGGTGTTGACTTTATGGACAACGTGGGCAGACAGATAAGCGACTACAAGTTAGAGGTCAAGCAGAATATGCTGCTGTCTATCCTCAAAGGCATTTACGCCATGAGTACAAGCGGCGGCACAGCAAGAGCACAGGCGGCAAATGAGTTTATCACGAAGCACACCTATGACATCACAGGTGCGGCTACAGATGAGGGTAAGCTGGTGGGGGCTTCTACCCTCAATTCCGCCATATCCAAAGCCTGCGGTGACAACAAGAACATCTTTAAGCTTGTTATCATGCATTCGGAGGTCGCAACTCACCTTGAAAACCTGCGGCTGCTGGAATACCTCAAATACACCGACAAGGACGGAGTGCAGCGTGACCTTCCTCTTGCCACATGGAACGGAAGAACAGTGCTTGTTGATGATGGTATGCCTACAACAACTGTTGTTACAACACCTTCCGTTTCCACTATCAAGGTGGGCACAACTGCTACAGCAGGTGACAAGTTCACAGTCTGCGGTACAGAGATCGAGTGGGTGTCGGGCAGCGCAACAGGTGATCAGATAAAGCTCCCTACTTCCGATACGGCAGCGAAGGAAGCAACTGCTATTCAGACTTTCCTTGCCGCAGTGACCACAGGTGAAATCGCAAACTTTACATGGACGGTTGACGGCGACACAGTAACAGGTACTCAGAAGCTTACAGCTCCCGATGCTGAGTTCTCGGCTTCCGTATCTACAACAGCGGCAACATTCGCTGCAACCATCACGGCAAATGCCACACCCGGTGCAACGGCGACGAACTACACGACATACGTTCTCGGTGACGGTGCGATAGTACTTGACGAGATCGGAGACAGTGTGCCCTATGAAATGAGCAGAGACCCGAAAACAAACGGCGGTCAGGACACTCTTTATGTGAGAGATCGTTACATCTGCGGTGTTGACGGTATTTCCTTTGACAAGCCTGCGACCATTACCGCCTCCGCTTCAAATGCTGACCTTGCAAACGGTGAGAATTGGGAAGTCATCAATGACGGCACAACATGGATACCTCACAAGGCTATTGCAATAGCAAGAATTATTTCAAGGGGATAACCTGCGTGACCTGAGAGGTGATACTATGGGCTTAAAAGAATTGGCAGAAGAAGAACTGACAGCATTCGGATACACGATCACCGACAGCGATGATGCGCTTATTAGTTTGTGTGTACAGAAGGTAGAAGCCTACATAGAAAACGACATAAACCAAGGCACTGTTCCCAATGGGCTTATGCCCTTTGCCGCAGATATGGTTTGCGGTGAATTTTTGAGAATCAAGAAAACATTTTCCCCCGAAAGCATTACAGGGCTTGACCTGTCCGCTGCTGTCAAGCGTATTCAGGTGGGGGACACTTCTACCGAGTTTGCAGCAGACAGCTCACAGACAGCCACAGGGCAGCTTGACAGCGCTATTTCGGCTTTGCAAAATTCAGGCAAAAGTCAGATGCCGTGTTTTCGGAAATTGAGGTGGTAATATGATAGGCGGTCAGGCGGCATGGGAAACTGCTAAAAAACTGATAGAAGGCACTTATGACGGCACGTGCGATGTGATATGTTACGAAAATGTTACAGATTCGGAAACCCACATAACAGCAAAGGGTGAGAGAGTGCTTCATTCACAGCAGCCCTGCCGTATATCCTTTAAGAACAATAACTTAAATGACAGTCATCCCACCGAAACGGCGGCAGTCCCTGTGCAAAAAATAAAGCTGTTCATCTCTCCTTCTGTGAATATTCCCAAAGGTTCAAAGGTCATTGTTACACAAAACAACAGAACCCGGGCGTACAAGTCAAGCGGCGAGCCTATGCTTTATCCCACACATCAAGAGATAATTCTTGAAATATTCGACCGTTGGACATGAGGTGAGAATATGACCGAAGACATCATCAAAGCTGTATGTGCGGCTATTTACAATGAATTTGGGGACGGGTACACGATCTACACGGAGGCGGTCGCACAGGACGTACAAACTCCATGTTTTTTCGTGATATGTACCCAGCCAAAACTTAACCGCTATATGAGTGATGAATACTATCAGGAAATACCTATAGTGGTGCAGTATCTTCCACAGAATACCGAAAATTATCGCTCCGAATGTGAAGATGTATTTGAACGGCTCTCCTTGAATCTTGATACCATATCCTTTGAGGACAGCTGTGTACATGGCACTGATACAAGAGGCGAGATAATTGACGGAGTGCTGAACTTCTATGTTGATTATGACATGATGGTGTACAAGAATACCGAGCCGAAAGCACGAATGGAAAAGATCAGTTTTACACAAGAATTGAAATGAGGTGTTTATATGAAAGATGAAAAGCAGACGGTCACGGCAGCTCCTGCCAAGACAGTAACTAAATTCTCAAAAGCACAGCTCCTGTCGGCAAAGAGATTTGCCGACAGAAAGGACGCACTGGGTGCGGTGCTGAAAGACAATGAAACTTATACAGTCGAGGAAGCTCAGAAGCTCCTTGACGACTTTATGAAAGGACAGGTGAAGTGATATGGCATACGGCGGCGGAACATTTATCGCTCAAAACAAGGTGCTGCCCGGCACATACATAAACTTTGTGTCGGCGGCATCTTCCACTGCGGCGTTATCGGACAGGGGCGTTGCGGCTATCGGTATTACAACGGGCTGGGGCATTTCGGGAGATATTTTCGAGGTGACAAACGAGGATTTTCAGAAAAAGTGCCTTACTATCTTCGGCAGTGACTACACTGCGGAGGATATGAAGGGCTTGCGTGACCTTTTCCGGAATGCCCGTAAGGTCTACTGCTATAGGCTTGACGGCGGCGGTGTAAAGGCATCGTGTACATACGCAACAGCCAAGTACACAGGTACAAAGGGCAACAGTTTAAAGATCGTTATCACCGCAAATGTGGACGACAACGAAAAGTTTGACGTTGCTACAGTGTACGGCACACAAACGGTCGATACACAAGTGGGTGTTGCAGGTGCATCGGAACTTGTTTCAAATGACTGGGTGGACTTTGTATCTACAGCAACATTGGCAGTCACAGCAGGCACACCTCTTACAGGGGGCACAGACGGTACGGTGAACGGCACTGCACATCAAGCCTTCCTTGACAAGCTGGAAGCCTACAGCTTTAATGCTCTGGGCTGCAATTCGGGTGAAAGTACAGTCAAGGCACTCTACAGCAACTACTGCAAGAGACTTCGTGATGAGTTGGGTAAGAAGTTTCAAGTGGTAGTTCAGGGTTATGCAGGTGACTATGAAGGCGTTGTCAACGTCAAAAATGTTGTTACCGACACAGGAGCGGCAGGTCATGAACTTGTTTACTGGGTAACAGGTGTTATTGCAGGTACAGCGGTCAATGCCTCTGCTATCGGCATGCAGTACAGCGGAGAATTTGCTGTAAATGCAGACTACACTCAGTCACAGCTTAAAAGCGCAATAAATTCGGGAGAATTTGTCCTTCACAAAGTACCCGAGGACAGCAGAGAGACAATAAGAGTGCTCGAAGACATCAATTCCCTTGTGACTATGACCGACACAAAGGGAAAAGTTTTCAAACAAAATCAGACTATCAGGGTAATAGATCAGATCGCAAATGATACGGCGTTTATCTTTAACGGCAGCTATATCGGCAAAGTGCCCAACGATGCATCGGGCAGAGAAGCCCTCAGAGGTGATATTATTGCACTGCACAACGATCTTTTGGAGCTTCGTGCGATCGAGGATTTCAGCGACAGCGACATCACCATATCCAAGGGCGATGACGCGGTATCCGTTGTTGTAAACGAATCTATCACCGTTGTGAACGCAATGGAAAAGCTGTACATGACCGTTACAGTGGCGTAAAGGAGGTAATAAATAATGGCACAGACAAAAAGACCGACGACAAGAGCCAAAGACACCATAAACGGCGCATTGGGCGAATGCTTTATCAGAATGAAAATGAACAGGGACGGCACTCCCTCCGACCTTATGCAGCGTTACCGTTTCGCACAGGTGGAAAAGCTGGACACGGATATGGAATACACAAAAGAATCGTTCACACCTCTGGGACAGTCAACAGAGGTCAGCAAGACAACAGGCGAAAAGGGAACAGGTTCGGCAACGTTCATATTCAATACCGCCATGTTCCTTATGATGTACAAATACCATCAGGAAACAGGACAGGAACTGTATTTTGACCTTGTTGTCACCCTTGATGATGATGGTTTTTCAGGCAATGACGGTTCGGGTGACGGCAGCAGCAAGGGACAGACGGTCACACACAAAAACTGTCTGCTCGACAAGATACCTATTGCAAGGCTCGACACTTCCTCGAAGATGCTCAAAGCAGACATCTCGTTTACTTATGAGAGCGTTGTTCCCGGCAACACATTCGGACAGACACAGGAAGGATTTTTCTAAGTCATGCGGCGTAAAGCCGCTGACTTAAAACAATGCGTAATTAGGAATGCGTAATGCGTAATTAAATGTGTCGGCAAAGCCGACAATATTTAAATAATAACCGAGCTTTGAAGTTGACTGTGCTATAGCATGATGCCTTGCGACCTGCTTTGCTATTAAAATACATCGGCGCAGCCGATACCACAATTACGAATTACAAATTATGCATTACGAATTAAATAGGCGGTGGTGAATTTATGGACAGCGTCACATTACAAAGAATAGAAAAAGAGCTTGCTGCGTGGAGCGGTTCAGCAATGCGGAGAAAACAGCTTGACGGTAAACGCTATTATGAAGGGAAACACGATATACTCTCACGAAAACGTGAGGCTATAGGCGTGGACGGACAGCCTACAGAGATAACCAATCTTCCTAACAACAGGATCGTTGACAATCAGTTCAAAAAGCTGGTGGATCAGAAAACAAATTATCTTTTGGGAAAGCCCTTCGTAATTGACAGTGATGATAAAACTTACGTCAAGCTGCTGAAAAATGTGTTTGGAAAACGCTTTCACAAACTGCTGAGAAAAGCAGGGCGTGAGGCTATGCTTTGCGGCATATGCTGGCTGTTTCCTTACTATGACAATATGGGGCGTTTCTCATTCAAGGTGTTCTCAGGTTCTGACGTGTACCCCGACTGGCTTGATGATGAGCACACACAGGTACAAAGAGCGGTAAGGATATATCAAAAAAAGGTATTTGAAAAGGGCAGTACCACACCTAAATTCATAGACAAAGCTGAAATATACGACACAGAGGGTATATGGACTTACGTTTGGGAGAGCGGAAGCTTAAAGCCCGATCCCGACTGTCCGCACATCTCTTATACTGTACTTGACGGCAAAGCCTACAACTGGGAAAGAGTGCCGCTTATCCCCATAAAGTACAACGATGATGAAACGCCCCTTTTAAATCATGTTCGATGCTTGCAAGATGGTATAAATCTTATGCTGTCGGACTTCGAGAACAATATGCAGGAAGATGCACGAAATACAATAATTGTTCTCAAAAACTTTGACGGCGAAAACTTAGGGGAGTTCAGACGGAACTTAGCAACCTTCGGTGCAATAAAAGTCCGCAGTGACGGTGAAGCAGGAGGCGGTGTAGACACGCTGACTATCACGGTCAATGGGGAAAATTACAAATCTGTGCTTGAACTGCTGAAAAAGGCTATTATCGAAAACGGCAAAGGATTTGACGCTAAGTCGGACAGGCTGGGTGCAAATCCCAATCAGATGAATATACAATCCATGTACAGCGATATAGATTTAGATGCCAATGGAATGGAGGTAGAGCTCCAAGCGGCATTTGATGATCTTTTATGGTTTGTGGATTGTCACCTTTCTCACAAGAACGGTGCAAACTATTTTGATGAGCCTGCGGACATCATCTTCAACCGTGATATCCTCATAAACGAATCGCAGGTAATAGCCGATATAAAAAATTCAGTGGGTATCCTTTCAAAGAAAACTCTCGTATCCCAGCACCCTTATGTTGATGACATTGAAGAGGAACTTAAAAGGATAAAAGAAGAAGAGCGAGAGGAAATGGCAGAATATCAACCATTTTCAAATAATAACAACCAAAAAGGAGAATGATCTATGTCAAATTTATCGTTATTTTTAAAGAAAAACAAGAAAGTAAGAGAGAATGTAAAATATGCAGCTACAAAAAGCCTTTGCGATGAAAACGGAAAACCTCTTGAATGGGAGATAAAGCCTTTAAATTCACGAGAATATGATCAGCTAATGGCTGACTGTTCGGACGATAAAGGCAAAATGGATTGGGTAATGTTCAGAGAACAGCTCATAACCGCCTGTGTGGCAGAGCCTAATCTCAACAGTTCGGAACTGCAGGACAGCTACGGCGTAATGTCTGCGGAAGACCTCCTCCGTGCTATGGTGGACGACCCTCTCGAATTTAGTGCATTCTACAAATTTGTAGACAACATGAGCAGCAGCGGTAACATAGATGAAAAAATAGAACAGGCAAAAAACTGATAAAGGACGGCGGTGAAGCAGGCTATGCGCATTATGCGCTGCAAAAACTGCGGATACTGCCGTCTGTTTTTGCAAGTATGGATATACAGGAACGGGCGTTCGTGATAGCGTCTATACAAACAAGGCTCGAAGCTGAGGAAAAGGCAAGGAAGAAGGTGAATAAATGAGCGATATTCGCACAAGCATTACCCTTGTGGATAATTTATCTGCTCCTGCACGGGGCATGGCTGCGGCTATGAGTGCCACTGTTTCGGAATGCGAGAAGATGAAAAGAACTATAGGCAGTGCTCCCGATATGTCGGGATATAAAGCTGCCGGAGAGCAATTTAAGGCTATGAGCGATGCCGAAAGGCAAGCGGCAGAGGCTGCGGCGGAGCTGAAAACATCTCAAACAGCTGTTGCCGCAGGAGCACACGCCACGGCAAACGCTCTTGAAGATCAAGCAGACAGGCTCCGTAAGTCCGCACAGGCGGCGCAGGCTAAAGCCGATGCAGAGCAAAAAGCTGTTACCATCTATGAGCAGGAATACAGGGCATACGAAAAGAATGCAAATGAATTAGGCGTGCTGACCGAGGCACAGAAAAAGTCGATAGACCGCTACAGAGAGGCATATGAGGAAAAGAAAAGGGCAGCACAGGGAGCACAGGACTTAGCCGACAAGCTAAAAACAGAATCCGAAATGGCTGATAAAGCCGCACAAAGCGCAAGAAAAGAAGCGGACGCATACGGCGAGGTAAACACAGTTACCCAAAAAATGGGCAGTACCTTCGGCATGGCTGCCGACAGCATGAGCAATCTGATGATGGCGGCAGGGGGATACAAGATAATGCAGCTTGTAAAATCTGCATTTGAAGAGACGACAGCAGCCGCGATCGAGTACGAGTCGGCGATGACAGGCGTATACAAAACAGTAGACGGCACTCCCGAACAGCTGCAGGCTATATCCGATGCGGCAAGGGAAATGGCTCTTACAATGCCGTCAACCACTACCGAGATAGCGAGCGTTATGGAATCGGCAGGACAGCTGGGTATTGCAACAGACAGCGTTTCCAGCTTTGCCAAGACCATGATAGACTTAGGAAACGCAACAAATCTTACAGCCGATGAAGCGGCATCAAGTCTTGCGAAATTTGCAAACATCACGGGAATGAGTGCGGACAATTACCGCAACTTAGGCTCTGTTATCGTTGATTTAGGCAACAACTTTGCCACAACAGAAGCGGATATTGTGAATATGAGTACATATCTGACCTCGGCGGCATCTGTGGCAGGATTTGCGGAAACGGACATTTTAGCACTGTCGGCGGCTATGTCTTCTGTAGGTATCAACGCAGAAGCAGGCGGTTCTTCAATGTCCAAGCTCATATCCACAATGCAGACGGCTGTTGAAGTGGGCGGAGAGGGCTTACAGGCGTTCGCTGACGTTGCAGGCATGACGGCACAGCAGTTTGCCGATGAATGGGGAACGAACGCTGTAGGAGCATTGCAGGCGTTTATTGTAGGCTTGAATGATGTTGAGAGAAACGGTAAGTCTATGTCCGTTATCCTCCAAGACCTTGACCTTGACGATATACGCATGAGCAATATGCTCAAAGCTATGGCGCAGGGCAGCGATGTGATGACATCTGCCGTGTCAAGGGCAAATACCGCATGGCAGGAAAACACGGCACTGACAAATGAAGTTGAAAAGAGATACTCTACCCTTGAAAGCAAAATGCAGATAATGAGCAATGCCGCCAATGATCTGAAAATTTCTGTAGGAAACAGCTTAACACCAGCACTTGGCGGATTAGCGGACGTTTCAACTAATGTCCTTCAAGGACTTTCCGGATTTGCTCAGGAAAATCAGGCAGTCACCGCAGGCATTATGGGTACTGTGGGAACGCTTGGCGCTGCTATCGGAGGATTTACCACATTAGCACCTGCCGTCACGGCTGTTTCCACAGCTTTTCAAGCGTTTAACACGACCCTTTCTCTTAGCAAAATAGGGCTTGTAGTGGGCGGCATCTCCCTTGCCGTTGGTGCAGTCGCAGGGCTTGTGACCGCTTTTTCCGGTGCAAAGGACGAAGTAGAAGACTATAACGGTACACTGGAACAATGTGCAAATGAGATAACACAGGTACAGGGACAGTATGACAGCGTTGTAAAAGTGTTCGGGGAACAGTCAGAGACGGCACAAAGCCTTAACAGCCAGTTGGAGCTGCTTAACGCACAGTATGAAAAGGGTGGCGGTGCTGCGGCGGATTATGCTAAAAGAGCAGAGGAGAGTGCTAAGGCGTTTAGTGAATTTAATCAAAAATATAACGATCAAATAAAGACTATTACCGATACAGCAAGTGGAGGATACATTGCCGCTGCCCAATTGGAAACCTTATCGGAAAAAACTAATAAGACCAATACAGACTTGGAGGTAATGAGAAATTACGCAGACTATCTCAATGATACCTTCAACTGCAATATAGTTGTGGATTATGAAACAGGCGATATTACAGGTCTTGACCCTGTGGGAGATTTCATCAAAAATCAAAGTACTAACGGACGCAAGCAAGCAGCAATTGAAGGTATGACCGATATTGACAATGCTAATGCTTATGCAAAAGCTATAGAAGATCGAAAAAATGCTCTGATGCAAATGAAGGTCATTGAAGATCAGATGAAGAAGATAGCCTCCGACCCCGGTTATGTTTCAGCCAAAAATAATACAACTTATACTACTGCAGTATCATCGATCAACGGTACTTCCGCTTCGGGCGAATACAACAAATATTCAAATGTATCATACAGCGAGTTAGCTGAAGACCTTGAAACATATAAATCAAAACTTGAGGAAGCAAACAGCAGTATCAGCGGATGGGAAAACTCATACATCGAAATGGGCTTAACAGCCGGATATACCATTGATGAAATAAAAGCGCAGATAGAAAGTCTTAAAAGCGGTTACGAAAACGCAGGTGATGCCGCAGAGGAAACAGCCGATAAAACAGAGAGTGCAGTTTCAGACCTTTCCGCAAGCATTGCAGAAGCTGAAAAGGCTTACAGCGAAATGTATGAAGCAGCAAGGGACAGCTTTGAAAAACAGTTCGGACTGTTTGACGAAGCGGCTGCAAACATGGAAATGACTGTGGAAAAATTTGCGGAGGCACAGCAGACACAGCTTCAATACTGGACGGATTATACAAGCAATGTGGAATATCTGTCACAGTTCTCGGCTGAACAAATGGGAATGTCAGAAGAAGCCTTCGGACACCTTAAAGACTACATCGGAAGCGGCACGCAGGAAGCGGCAGGATTTGCGGCAAACCTGACAGCTCAAATCAGAGAAAACGGTGTGGAATCCATAGCCGAAATGGGCAACACTATGTCACAGGTGTACGATATGCAGGGAGAAGCAAGTGCAGCAGTTGCAGAGTGGGGTTCGGGTATAAACGAACTGAACAGGCAGGCAATGGAACAACTTGTAGATACCATAAGCGCCACGGCAAATAAGGCTTTTGCAGAAGGACAGAATGTGTCAAATAAGTTGGCTGAGGGCATAACCGCAGGTATGGGAAATGCTATAAGTGCAGCACATTCGGTGGCGAACAGCGTGCAGTCTATCCTAAGCAGCATAAGCGTGTCCGTCCCAAACGTGTCTGTAAACAGCGCATCGGATGCAAGAATGTATCTGAGTGGTCATTATGCAAGCGGTACGATGAACGCCGCTCCCGGTCTGGCACTGGTGGGTGAGAATGGTCCCGAGCTTGTGAACTTCGGCGGCGGTGAGGTGGTGTATACTGCCGATCAGACACGGCATATGATGCAGGATATGGGAAATATGACCGATGTTTATATCCCGCAGAATATAAGCGAAGCTATGAGCATGAAGGAGCCGGAATGGAACAGCTCATGGAATACCAATGGCGGCAGTTCACAGGACAGGACAATAAACATCAACATAGGCGGCGATACTATCAGAGTGGAGGGCAATATTTCCCATGATGATGTATGCAACATACTGGAAAGCAGAATAAAACCTGTACTTATGAACGTTTTAAGTGCCGAGATACTGGAGGAGGGCGAAGGCAGCTATGAATATTAACAAGTATCAGATATGGATAGAATCAGACGGACAAAAGCTGCTGATACCCGTAAATCCCCCAAAAATAGAATTGAAACTGCAGGGCAATAACAAAAGCGTGACACTTGCGGAGCTGGGAGAAATGACTATACCACAAGCACCAAAGGAGCTGATCATCTCCTTTTCTTCATTTCTGCCTGCCCGTCATTATCCGTTCAGTGATTACGGGCTGACCACAAATAACACTGTCTTCACTAACTTAAACCTTGAAAACGTGGGAGATTACAACGAGGACGGTGTTACCAATATCCGTGACTTAGCAGCAGCGGCAAGGGACACAAGCAGAGTTTCAAGTAACGTGTTAAAAGTGATGCCTCACTATTACATTAACTTTATCACAACTATCATGAACGAGAAACACCCTTGCAGATTGTATGTGATAGGCTGCGACATTGCAAGGCTTGTGACTGTTGAGGGTTTTTCCTACTCCCAAAAGGGCGGTGAAGTGGGGGAATATGACTACACGATCTCTTTCAAAGGCTATCGTGAAGCCACTGTGAGGCAAGTTCAGGTAAAAAACGGTGTGGCACAGCTGCCGAAAAAGGTTGAAAAGAGAGTGAACACTCTTATAAAACCCAAAACATACACTGTCAAAAGTGGTGACACTCTTTGCACCATAGCCAAAAAGTATTACGGCTATGTGGCTGTATACAAGAAAATATATGAGGCAAACAAAAAGATAATTGGCGCAAATCCAAACATGATAAGGGCAGGAATGGTGCTAACACTGCCGTAAAGGAAGGTGAAATAATTGGCTTATACAAAACAAACATGGAAAGATCATGTAGTCGATCGTCCGCACACATACACCGAGACTGTCAATCAGGACGGCACTAAGACCCTTGAAGCAGCAGGTGAGGTGTTACAGCAGGGTTCTCCCATGAGTGCCGAGAGGTTAAATCACATGGAACAGGGTATTGCAGACGCTCACAGCGCAGTGTCAGACCTTGAAACAACTACAGAAACGGCACTTTCGGGGAAGGTGGATAAAGTAACAGGGAAAGGCTTGTCCACCAACGACTATACTACTGCCGAGAAAACTAAGCTTGCAGGGCTTACCAACTACGATGATACAGCGGTAAATAATGCGATGGTCAGGGCAGATGCTCCCGATGAGGAGGGATTTTCGCAGCTGTACAAGACGGTGAACGGTCAGAGGGTGGATATTGACCCTAAAACAAGCAGTGGGGGCGGTGCATCGGTCATTATAATAACCGACACCACAAACGATAAGCAATATGCGGCTGAATTACAGATCACAAACGGCAAACCAAGAATGGTTTATGAGGAGGTATAAATAAATGAGCAATGTTTTTAACTTCTTATCGGAGGAAGCCTTTGCAGAAAAAATGAACAAGCAAAACGAACTGCTTGAATATCTGGTGCGCTTGCAAAATGGGGAGACTCTTCCACCAGCAAATTACACATACGCTCAAATGCAGCATATAGTAAGGCTTGGTCTTGGAGCGTCCTTTTTCCCTATCGGAGCACAAATTTCCGTTAAGAAGGGTAATGATACACTTGTTTTTGATGTGGTGGCTCACAATGTGGCTATACCTGCCGACACCGCATATTCCCACAGTATGACACTGATGTTACATAACTGCCCATACTCCCTGATGTTCGACAACAAAGAGCCAAACAACACTAACAATGACCGCAAAAGTTACGGTAACAACAGATATGCACATTCGGCTATCAGGCAGTGGCTCAATTCGTCGGCTAACGCAGGCAGTTGGTGGACTTCACAGCATGAATACGATGCAGCGCCTGATTATGCGACCACAATGGGCGGCTTCATGAAGGACATTGACAGTGAGTTTCTTGCAGTTATCGGAAAAACAAAGATAATTGTCGCAAAAAATACCGTTACCGACGGCGGCGGTTCGGAAACACTTTCAAACGAATATTTTTATCTGCCCTCAACTACAGAGGTCGGACTTGCAAATGAAAATAACATTGCAGAGGGTGCGCTATTTCCTTATTTTAGTAACGACAGCAAGAGGATTAAGCATAACGCTTCGGGTTCGGCAACGCCTTGGCGGCTCCGCACTCCC